GGCCATCCGGGACCGCGTGGACGCCTATCTGACGGAGATCGCCATGGAGGCCTACCGGCCGGTGCTGGCCTCAGACCACGCCTATGAGGCCAGCTTTGCCCGCATCGGCGCGGCTATCCTGGGGGCGCCTGGGGTGGAGGACTACACCGGGCTGACGGTCAACGGCGGGACGGTCAACGTCAAGGCCGCCTCTAAGCAGGTCGCTGTGCTGGGAGAGGTGGTGGTGCGGTATGCTCCGTAACCTGCCCACGGCGTACCGGACCGACCCGTGGATCCTGGCCCTGTGCGGGGCGGTACAGATCCTCCTGGAAGAGTTGGGCCGGGAGACGGCGGAGCTGCCGGTGCAGATCCGCCTGTCAGAGCTCACCTGGCAGCTCCCGGTGGAGGAGCGGCTGGCGGGACTGAGCCCCAGGCCGGGGGCCTCGCTGGAGGACCGGCGCTCCGCCGTCATCGCCAAGTGGCGCAGCGGCGGGCCGGTGACCCTGGCCCAGATCCAGGCGGTGGCGGACGCCTGGCGAAACGGCGTGGTGGATGTGGGGTTCGACGGCAGCACCATCACGGTGACCTTCGTGGGGGAGTTGGGCATCCCGGAGGATCTGGGTGGGCTCAAATCCGCGCTGGAAATGACCATACCGGCCCATCTGGCCCTGCGCTATGAGTTCCGGTACCGCACCTGGGGCGAGCTGAAGGACCGGACCTGGGGGGAGATGGCACAGTATACCTGGGGACAGGCATTGGAGGGGGAGAGCGTATGACGGAAACGACAAACTACAAACTCAAAAAACCAGGGGACAGCGACAATGTCCGGGTGGATGTCCTGAATGGGAACATGGATGTGATCGACCGGGAGTTGAAGCAGCGGGCCACCCTGGACGAAAACGGAAAGCTGGTCCAGGACATCGACTGCGGCGTGTGGGACACGGACCCGGTGGAGGAGCACAACGCCACAGCCACCGCCCACGCCAATCTGCTGGTAGACGGGAACAACGTGGAAGCCGTTGACACCTCCGAGAGCCTGGAGAAGCACATGGCGAATCCTCTGGCCCACCAGAATCTAGTCATTGACGGCAACGCCGGACAATAAAGAAAAGGAGAGAATCAGAATGGCAGTTATTCAGATCAAGAGAGGCTTACAGGAAGCAGTCACCAACCTGGTACTGGCCCAAGGCGAGCTGGCGGTGGCCCTGGACACCGGTAACGTGTACATCGGCGCCACCTCCGGGAACGTCCACATCAATCCCAAGGGCGGCACCGCCGACACGGCGGCAAAGCTGTCCACCCCACGTGCGTTCTCTGTCTCCGGCGATGCCAGCGCCCCTGCGGTACAGTTTGACGGAACACAGAACGTGGAGCTGGTGCTGGCCCTTGCCAACATCACCGCCCTGACGCCCGGCACCTACACCAAAGTGACCGTGGACCAGAAGGGCCGGGTGACTGCCGGGCATACCATCGAGGTGTCCGATCTGCCCAATATCCCCAGCACCAAGGTGACGGGCCTGGGCACGGCGTCCACCGCAAACACCGGAACACAGCAGGGCAACGTGCCCGTGGTGCAGGCGGACGGGAAGCTGTTGGCCGCCCTGCTGCCTGACCTGTCTGGGACCTATGTGCCCGTGGGCACCACCATCAACGGCAAGCCCCTGTCCGCCGCTGTCACTCTGACGGCTGATGATGTGGAGGCCATCCCGGCCAGCCAGAAGGGCCAGGCCAACGGTGTGGCGGAGTTGGATTCCAGCGGCAAGGTGCCTGCGGCACAGCTTCCCAGCTATGTGGACGACGTGGTGGAGTATGACAGCCAGAGAGCCTTCCCTGAGACCGGCGAGGACGGGAAGATCTACATTGCCAAGGACACCAACCTGACCTACCGCTGGAGTGGCAGCCAGTACGTGGAGATCAGCGCGTCTCTGGCCCTGGGCGAGACGGAGAGCACGGCATACCGAGGCGACCGTGGAAAGGCGGCCTATGACCACAGCCAGATCACCAAAGGCAACCCCCACGGGACCACGGCGGCGGATGTGGGCGCGGCCCCGTCCAGCCACACCATACAGACCGCATCCGCCACCCAGCTGGGGCACGTCAAGGGCGGCGGAAACGTCGCCATTGGCGTTGACGGCACAATGAGCGTCGAAACTGTAGACGGAGGGACTTTCTAATAAGGAGTGATACGCATATGGCGGTTACAATCCAAGTGAAGCGGGGTTCCAGGGCCACATTGCCGGTCCTAGCCCTGGGAGAATACGGGCTGACCACAGATACCAAAGAGCTGTTTATTGGGGGACCGGAAGGGGTCAACATTCAAATTGCGGTGCTGGACAATGGCGGTCAGATTCCGGAGGAGCAGCTGCCGGAGATGGACGTCTCCCAGACACTGGCTCAGGCGGAACTGAAAAACACTCCCGCAGACGATGACGGGGTGCTGGTCACGGACAGCGCGGCGGGGAACGCCACTAAGCGGGTATTGTGGAGCCGGATCAAGGCGGCGCTGAAGGGGTATTTTGATCCGCTGTACGCCGCGAAGAGCCACACGCACGCCTGGGGGTCCATCACGGGGAAGCCCGGCAGTTTTCAGCCGGCGGCGCACACGCACGCCGCAGCGGATGTCAGCGCTGGGACGCTGGGTGGGCGTGTCCTGGCAAATGCCAGCGCCGTCACCACGCTGGGGACGGCCCAGGTGCGAAATATCCGGGCGGGCACGGCGGATTTGACCGCAGGTTCATCGTCCCTGGCAACCGGGGAGATCTATCTGGTCTATGAATGAGAGGTGCTGACATGGCGAAAAAAATCTATGTCGGCGTGAACGGCAAGGCCCGGAAGGTCAAGAAGATGTATGTGGGGGCCCCTACAAAGCGTTTCAACCTTGGCAGTTTGGCAGAAGGTGATACTGTCAAGGTGAAAGAGGGTGGGAAGCTGGTAGAGTTCTACATTGCTAAGCATCAGTATCAGACCAGCTTAAACGGGGCTGGGCGTACGCTGTTGGTGCGTAAAGATTGCTATGATAAGCGGAAGTGGCACTCGTCCAATGTGAGCGCTTACGCATCCAGTGATATTGATAGCTGGCTCAGCAGCACCTACAAAAACACACTTGATGCTGACATCAGGGCGCTGATTGGATCCACAAAAATCCGCTACACTCCTGGTCACGGTAACAACACGATGGGCACCCTAGACCGGGCGGTGTTCCTACTGTCCGCCTATGAGTTGGGTCAAGTGAGAGAATATAGCAACAATGAAGGCGAGATCTTACCGATTGCCAAGACACTTCAGATTGCCCACCTCAATGACGCTCCAGTGGATCAGTGGACACGATCCCCGGCTACCAATACAACAGGATGGCCTGTCTGCCTGAGATCCAATGGAGAAGCGTCTAGAGAAGATTGCTATGATGCACTAGGGGCGCGACCCGTTTTTACCCTTCCTACAAATACTCTGCTTGATTCGGATGGTGTGGTTCTTGGTCAAACCGGCTCCGCCGGAACCATTCAAGCAGCTCGCAAAATCAAACGGGGCTATATCGGAATTGGCGGCGTGGCAAGGCCGTTTTGGGTCGGAGAAAAAGAACTGGTGAGTTACGGACCAGTAACAGCGATGAGCACAGTTCGATGCGGCCACACAGGAGGCACAGTCGGCAATTACGCCCTGTTTGCCGGGGGACGGGATGCAAGCACGTTTGTAGCAACTGTGGATACGTACAATGCTTCCTTGACAAAGGGGACTGCCCCAAACCTCAATGAGTCTGCCTGGAATTCTGCCGCAGCAAGTGTGGGCAATTATGTGATATTTGCCGGAGGAAACAATGATTATTATCAGTCAACTGCCACAGCCTATGATCAATCTCTGACCAGGAGCCGCCCGTCCTCGTTGAGCAGCACGAAAGCAGGCCTGTCTGCGGCAACGGTCGGCAGCTACGCATTGTTTGCCGGAGGGAATCGGGGGAGTGGGACGCTGAAAACTGTGGACGCCTATAACACCTCGCTGACCAGGTCCACTGTGACGGACCTCAGTGTGGAGCGACAATATGGCGCTGCGGCGGGCATCAGTGGATATGCTCTGTTTTCCGGAGGGAGAGACGCAGGCTATGATGACGTCAGCTCGGTAGACGCCTATAACGCATCGTTGACGAGATCCATCGCAGCCAGCCTAAGCGAGAAGAAAAATGACCATCAAGGTGCCACGGTCAATGGCTATGCAATCTTCGCAGGGGGAGAAAGCAGCGCGGGACTGAAAACGGTTGATGTGTTTGACACGTCCTTGACAAGGATGACGGCGACTCCCCTCAGCGTTGGGATGGGTAATTTTGCTTCCGCATCCATCGAGGACTTTGCGGTGTTTGCCGGTGGTTCCAAAGCCAACGGAGCGGTCAACGCATACAGCAAATCGCTGACGAGGACGACCTTGACACTGCATTCGGGCCATGCGAACCGATATGCACTCAGCGGTGCGCGGGTTGGGGGATATGCCCTGTTTTCCGGCGGACTCATAGACGGCACAGAACTAGACAGCGTTGAGGCATTTACCGCACTTTAAATTTATAGGAGGGACATACATGAAACGATATGCGATCTGGAACAAACGAGACCCTATCCTGACTCCCATCGGAGAGGTGCTGACCGCGGAAGAGTGGATCGACCGCTATCCCATTGCCGGGATCGGCTCGGTCACAGTTGTCTGCGGCGCAGGGGAGATCAACGGCGCGTTTTTCGGCACTCTGGGCCAAATGGTGCAGATGTATGAGGCACAGGGGGCGGACTTCTCCGGCTGTGAAACCGCAGAGGACAAGCTGGCGGTCATCGAGGCCTTTGAGGATGAAAGGAACAAGCCCAGCACGGAACCGACCGTGGAGGAGCGGACTGCGGCGGCCCTGGAGTTTCTCGCCATGTCTAGTCTGCCGGATGAGACGATGTGAGGAGGAGCGGCCATGAACTTTGAGACGATCAAGCGGAACTACGACCGCAAGCTGTGGAACAAGGCGATGGTGAAACTGGCGGTCCGCAAGGGCGTGATCACCAGGGAGCAGTACACTGAGATCACCGGCGAGGAGGCGGGTTAAGTGGACTGGACGACTCTGGCGGTATCCGGGATGAGCCTGATCGGCACCCTGGCGGGGACCTTCGGCGGCATCCTGGTGGCCAACAAGCTGACCACCTACCGCATCGAGCAGTTGGAGAAGAAGGTCAGCGAACACAACAAAGTGGTCGAGCGCACCTATAAGCTGGAGGGGCGCATGACCGAGGCGGAGCACGACATCCGCGACCTGAAGAAGGAGAGGGGGTGAGAGATGTGGAACAGCTGTATAAGCGGCTGGGGAACCTGCTGACCATCAAGAGTATGGTGACGCTGATCCTGACGGCGGTGTTCGCCTGGCTGACCTGCTCCGGCGGGGTGAGCGCGGATCAGTTTCTGACCGTGTTCACCGTGGTCATTGCGTTCTACTTCGGGACGCAGGCTGAAAAAGCCGAAAAGCGCACCAACAGCGGAACTTAACGTACCAACACAAAAAAGACATGAGAGGAGAAAACAACATGAACGCCAATTACATCTATGACATTTTCCAGACCTGCGAGGAGCTGGCCCTCCCTGACCTGACCGTTGCCCTGGCCCGCCACAAGGAGGCCCACCCCATCCCTGAGGGCATGACGGAGCAGGGCATCAACGAGTTTGTGGGCAACCACTATGAGGCCCTGGTGGACGCATTCGCCGACCACGACCGGGAGGCGTTCGCCGCAGCTGTGCAGGCTGGCATCCAGGAGGACGAGGAGCACCAGGCCGGCCAGGAGGGCTGAGGCCATGCTGATCTGCATTGATGCGGGTCACTACATCGGGACCCCGGGGAAGCGGTGTCTGAAGGACATCGATCCCGGGGAGACCCGGGAGTGGACCCTGAACAGCCGGGTGGCAGATAAGCTGGAGGCCATCCTGGCGGGGTACGACTGTCAGACCATGCGGGTGGACGATGTGACCGGCAGGCGGGACGTGACCCTGTCCCAGCGGGTGGCGGTGGCCAACCGGGCCAAGGCGGACGTGTATCTGTCCATCCACCACAATGCCGGGATCAACGGCGGCTCCGGCGGCGGGATCGTGGCCTATGTGGCCCCCAGCCACCAGAAGCAGAGCGAGGTGGTGCGGAATGCGGTGTACCGCTATACTGTGGCGGCCACCAGCCTGCGGGGCAACCGAGCACAGCCTCTGGCGGAGCAGAGCCTGTATGTGCTCAATTACACCACCATGCCGGCCACGCTGATCGAGCTGGGGTTTATGGACTCCACCACGGACACGCCTATCATCCTGACGGAGCAGTTTGCCGACCAAGCGGCGGCAGGGCTGGCGGCGGCGCTGGTGGAGGTGTATGACCTCCAGCCCAATGGCAGCGGGCAGGTCCTGATGACCGCGGTGCCGGCGGAGGATCTGACGGTGGAGCTGGTGGACCGGCCCAAATCCGAGTGCGGCGACAACTGCGCCAATGCTGGGTATTTCGCCAACTATTCCGAGGCGGGGGAGCCCTTCACCCTGCCTGCGGGCCATCTGGTGGCGGACTACAAGGCCGCGGGCAAGTGGACGCGGCACTACTGCCAGGAGCGCGGGCGGTTCCAGTGGGACCGGTTCACGTTTGACGCTGGCCGGTGGGTCTATGCCAACCCTATGTACGGGAAGGCGATCTCCACTCTGCTGATCTCTGGCGGCAAGGCCCGGGTGGAGGAGATCCGGACGGTGCCGGAGGGGACGGACTACGCCGTGTCCGGCATCCCCGTGCTGCGGGCTGGGAAAGCCTGCACCACCGCCCAGGCCAAGGGGCAGGGCTGGGACACCTCCCCGCTGCGGGCCACCTGGCACACGCTGGTGGGCCTCAAGGGAGACGGCATGGTGGTGTACGTCATGGGGTGGCAGTCCAGGACAACAAATCTGCTGGACAGCGGCGAGGCCGCCCGGGTGTTCCGGGGGCTTGGCTTTACCGACGTGCTCAAGCTGGACGGCGGCGGGAGCTACTACCAGAGCCGGGACGGGGCGGTCTCCAAGACCGCGGAAAACCGGCGGATCAACAGCGTACTGCGCTGGAAGGCGAGAGAGGAGGAGCCGGAGTTGACGGAGGACAGAGTGCGGCAGATCGTTCGGGAGGAGTTGGCAGTTCAGGAGTCCAGGCTGGCCAACGCCCCGGCGGACGGCTGGGCGCTGGAGTACATCCGGCAGGCCGTGGAGGCCGGGATCCTTACCGGCGTGGACGATGGCCGGGGCGGCGTGACCATCGCCAGGCCCAGGGCCCACACCACCAGACAGGAGCTGGCCACCATGGGTGTGGCTATCCTCAAAGCGGCGAGAAAGTAAAAGAGGGGGAGCGCGTGGGCGCTCCCCCTTTCT